TTCTTTTAAAGAAAAGACGCAAAGAATATTTGTTTTCCAAAATATTTTATTTTTTTAACAAAGAAAGCTAATAACTCTTTTTTATAGCTATTGAAAGTTTTTATATAATAACTTAAATAAAGGGACTTATATTCCTCATCAGAATAAATAGCTTTCTGCTATCTTTATATAAGACCACAAAGATTATTATTTGTTATGATATCTAATTCGCAACTGACAGATATCTGAGACACAACTGACAGATATCTGAAACGAGCGTGACAGATATCTAAAACAAAAGAGGCTAAAATCTGATTATTTTTATATCCATCTGAGATATTTCGCCTGATTTGTGAATAAACGGTAGATGCTGTTTAGAATATCCTCTCCTATTTTCTATAGAGGCTTAATCTGCGTTCTCCTTAACCAGATCTCGCTAAAAAAAGAGTGCAAAGGTTTTCCATTCACCTTTACACTCTTTGCTGTCGGGATGACTGGATTATGGCGACGGAAAAACAACAGTGTAACTATCTGATTATCAATAGGGATATTTTATGAAATATAGTTCTTTTCGCCGATTTCTTGCCGATTATACACCTTATGGAAGGAACTGATAATCATACATTTGAGTGATATATTTATATTTTTACGTGATTTAAAACACCGTATTTTCACTCATATTATCCTTTTGGATACAGCTTTATTATCCGACATTTGCCACTTTTTTAGAAGGCTCCTCAGACAACTCTTGTACGAGTTTTGCTGTTAGTCTATCAATTGTTTTTTGCTGACTATCTATAGTCTTTTGTTGTGTGGAAATTACTGAGTAGAGTTTTTTCTTATCTGTATCAATCTCACTTTTTTCTCCCATAACAAGCCAATTAGCATCAACCCATTCGAAGCTCTCTATAATCTTCACGATGAGTTCATAACTTGGTTTATTCCTGTCTTTGGCGATACTTCTGATAGTTTGATCGCCAATGTCTATTTTTCTTGCAAAAGAGCTGATAGTATGTCCCTCTTTTTCAATAATATAGCGAACTCGATCGTTTATAGTTTCTTTTTCCATGAGCCCTGCTTTAAAATTTAAATTCGTTTAAATGAGTGAAATAATCACTCAAATGTTTGCATATTCCAAAAATATGTTGCATCTTTGCGCTGCGTAATAATTTATGCGCTACGAAAATAGTAAAAAATATTTGAAGTAGCAATAAAACTTTAAAAAAACATCAAATATGGAATTTAAAGATTATGTAAATTCTTTGCCAAATGAAAGAGAACAAACCATTATGGATTTGGCGAAGATTTGTCGAGTATCGAATTCGACAGTGTACAGATGGTTACGGGGCGACTTTATGCCAGATCCTTTGAAAAGAAAGGTAATTGCGGATTATTTGCAAAAATCCGAAAAAGAACTCTTCCCCAATGTGTGATGAGTGTAGGAACTGTAAGTTCCACCGTAATTGTATTAATGGGCTGTATTGCTTGAAACTCAAAGAGTATGTACAATACAGCAATATAAAAAAATGTCAATCTAAGAAGAAAGTATGAAAGTAAAAGAATTTGAAGAAGCTATAGATGCTCTTGGTAGTTATATTGTAATTGACGAGATGAAGTTAAGACATTCATACGTCAGGCAGGTAAACGGACATAAAGGCGACCTACATATTGTATGGGACGAATATGGTCGAGCTTATTCTTATAAAAAAGAAGATGAGAAAGACATTTTCCTTACACAAAAAGAAGATGGAAAATTCCACAGTGTTATTGGTATACCTCTCAAGAGAGAGATGAAATTTGACCTTAATATCAAGCAACTATGACCAGTATAAGAAGAGTAAGGAAAGCCTTTAAGCGAAAGTATGGCATTAAGACTTTCACCTGTCGTGTTTATTACAAAAATAACCAAAACCGTCCATTCAATATTTCTCCAATACTTCGAAAGAAGCTAAGAAGAGTATTTACTGAAAAAATGAGAATTAGTTTAAAAAGACCATGTACATCGACAAAGACAGTTGGGGTAAATACTCCATCAATGATTTAACCGAAAGGGAATTATTCCTACTAAGAGAGTCTCTCAGGGTATATGCACAATTAAATTTGGGTCGTATACATCCTGCGGACAACGTTGCGATATTAAGTTTTGACCACCAATTCAATAGCATCACACGACATGGGAAAGAAGGGCAACAGAAGATGGAACTCCCAAGACGATGAGTTTGTAAGGCAAAACCTTGGAAAAATGTCGTTTGAAGATATGGGGAAACACTTGGAGCGTAGTCCTATGTCTGTCAGACTTTACGTATTGCGCCGTAAATTGACAACAGGTCAGTTGGTAAAGCGAAATTTATTGATAGCACTGCTTAAGATAAAATTTCGCCATCCCGAAGACTTTGCCCCTACAAGACTCTTTTACAATGAGACGGGTATTGGACAACGTCGATACTGGGATTTATATTTTGGACGAAAGCCTATTACAGGCAAGGAATATGCATCCGTAGCAGAATATCTGGGTGTATCCATAACGGAAAGTATCGAAAGCCGACAGCTGGAGTTGTTTACAGAAGAAGATTTAAAAAAATGATAGATAAGAATTTCATAGATAAAGTAAAATCTGCGTTAAATATAGTAGATGTTGTTGAATCTTTTACACATTTACATAAAGCAGGTGTGAACTATAAAGGTGTATGCCCATTTCATGACGACCATACTCCCTCTATGATGGTTAGCCCGTCAAGGCAGACCTATCATTGTTTTGTTTGTGGAGCGAGCGGAGATGTCATAGCCTTTATTCAGCACCACCTGAATAAGGATTTTATGTCAGCTCTTCGTTGGTGTGCTACTCAAGCCGGATTAGAGTTCCCCCGAAAAGGAAATGAATCCGGAAGAAGAAATGCGCTACAAGCAGAAGGCAGCACAGCGAATTGCAATAGAAGCTGCAGCAAAATTCTTTCAGAAGAATTTGCAACAGGCGGAGAGTTTCCTTGCTACACGCGGATACCATATTTCTGACAAGTCTTTAACCGATTTTGGTGTCGGGTATGCGCCTATGGGGAATGTGGCGATGTCAGAACTCACCAAAGCCGGCTATTCTCTGCAGATGTTGCAAGATGTAGATGTAGTGGGCAACTATGAAGGGCGTACTTATGACCGATTTCGCGACAGGTTAATGTTTCCATTCTATGACATGCAGGGTCATGTCATAGGCTTTTCAGGAAGAATCATCACACCTAAAGATGGTGTCGGGAAATACGTAAACACCAGCGAAACACCTTTATTTACAAAAGGTAAGCATATCTTCGGACTCTATCAAGCCCGGCAATCTATCGGCAAGCAAGGTTTTGTTTACCTTGTAGAGGGACAATTCGATGTGATGTCCCTGCACAAGGTAGGTGTAGAAAATGTTATCGGTGGCAGTGGTACCGCATTCACCGATGAGCAGGTAAAACTGCTGCTACGCTTTACAGATTACATCGTAATGGTCTATGATGCAGATGCAGCAGGAGTGAAAGCATCGCTGAAGAACTGCGAACTTCTATTGAAAGCCGGAGCAAAGGTGAAGTGTATCCGTCTTCCGAAAGGAACAGACCCCGACGAATTTGCGAAAGAGAATGGTGCCGGGACCAAAGTAAAGCTGCACGGGTTGACGGAATCGTTTCCAACAGCCTTTAAGAAGATGATAATACCGCACGGCTGCAAGGACGAAACAATCATCAGCGACGGGTTAAATACAATATGTTCGCTCATTGCTTGTGTTCAGGATGCAGCTCTTCGTCTTGAGTATATGAAATCTGTTACCAAGGAGTTCAAAACTAAATTCAATATCATCGAGGAAAGTGTACGGAATCTCCGCCTGAAGATAAAAGAAACACTGCCTAAATCAAAAATGCAAGCAGGACTTTTCGGTATAGATTCATTGAAAGAAAACATAAAGAAAGACAGCCCTGCTATTCTGACATCGGTGATGCAGGACTTCCTCGACCAATATGGAGAAGAACCTATCGTATATGTGGCAGGTCGTCCACTGAACAATGACATTCAAGAGCTCCGCCGTGTGTATTGTTACTTTATTACTTCGGAGACAGGTTGCAGTATCAATGCAGATGGTGAGGAGAGTGATTACCTACACACGTTGGCAGAGATGTTTCGCTCCGGCATCAACATACAAATCACTCATAATGATGCTACAGGTTCATTTGTAGATTATTATATTGCGCTGCATGCACCTTTCCTAAGAGAATATTTGGGCGATAAAGCCCCACTTATAAAAAGATGCATCGAGCTCACTTCTTATGTGGAAGAGAGCATTGTTACTATAAAGCGCAAAGACTACTGTTCTGCCCTGCAGCTCAGTAAGGGTGATTTCGACGAAATCCGAAAGCCTTTCGTTCAGAAACGTAAATCTACGCTGAAAGTAAATCAACTAAACGACAACCTTGCAGATGAAGAGTTCGATGTGAACGAGCCTCCCGATTACGTTAAAGAGAATGAGGAGTACCGCAAGATGTGGCGAGAATGTAACTATTACCCTCGCCTTAATAAAAAGAGTGAACCTGTATGCTATATGTTCCGAAACAAGAACGGCAACGGCATGACACAGGTAGCCGACTTCTTTA